CACGAACCGCACGCTCAAACATGCTTTTGGTGAAATCAAACGAAAAGATGACTTCAGCCCATACTATCTCGCAACTCCCGGCCACCCAGATTTTGCGAAGGTAACGCAAAAGGTGCTTGAGTCGCTGAACGCATCTCGCGATCCGCAGTATGTGCAACCGTAAAATAGTGATAATATGCCACCAACGTGAGGCAAGCTAATGGCAAACTACAGCATTAACGCAGTAACGCGACGCGTTGTCTATACCGGGTCAGCCGGTCTAGGCCCGTATGCGTTTTCGTTTGAAATCCTGACGCAGACTGACGTTGATGTTTACTTCAACACGACGCTGCTGACGCTCACGACCGACTACACGGTGACGATCAACGCGAATGGTACGGGTAGCATTACCATCGTGACGGGTACGAACGTCCCGACAACGCCGGACGCAGACGACCAGATCATCATCGTCGGGTCTAGGGACATTGAGCGCACCACGGACTTTGTGACGGCTGGTGATTTCCGCGCTTCTGCAATCAACGAACAGCTTGACGCTCTAACCATCTTCGATCAGCAGTTGCTGGAACTTTCGGATCGCGCCCTCACCGCGCCGGTAACTGACCCAACCAGCATCAACATGACCCTGCCTGCGAAGGACTCGCGCAAGGGCAAGTATCTGGCGTTTAACACCACGACCGGCGACCCCGAAGCGGGTGCGTCGTCTGACGATGTGACAACGCTTGCCGCCGTCACGACTGACATCGCCACGCTTGCGGACATTGAGGACGGAACCGACGCGACGGACGCGATCCAGACTGTCGCAGGCATTAGCGGCAACGTATCTACAGTCGCAGGCATTTCGTCCAATGTCACGACTGTCGCCGGAATTAGCGCAGACGTAACGACCGTTGCCGCAGATGGCACGGACATTGGCACGGTCGCTGGTATTTCTTCTGATGTTGCCACGGTTGCAGGCATTTCCAGCGACGTAACGACCGTCGCGGCGGACGGCACAGACATTGGGACTGTGGCGGGGATCAGCGCAAACGTGACAACGGTCGCTGGTATCAGCGGCGATGTAACGACAGTGGCCGGAATCAGCGGCGACGTATCGTCGGTCGCGGCGCAGGTCGTTGGCTACAACTTCTCGACCACAACTGCGATGGCTGACCCCGGTAGCGGCAACGTGCGCTTCAACAACGCCACGGTCGCCAGCGTTACAGCCATTGCGATTGACGATCTGGACGCAAACGGTGTCGATCAGTCTGCATACATTGCGCTGTTTGACGACAGCACGAACACGGTCAAGGGTACGCTGGTGTTCCGCACAGGCGGCGGCGATGTTGCGACATTCAACATCACGGGCCTGACCGACAACACGGGCTGGTTCCAGATCGCGGTTACGCACGTTGCGTCATCCGGTACGTTCTCCAACGCCGAGGACACGTTCATTGGCTTCACCCGCGCGGGCGACAAGGGCGCTGATGGCGCTGGGTCTGGCGATGTTTCTGGCCCGGGAGCGTCTGTAACAGACAACGCAGTTACCCGTTGGGATGGCACGAGCGGTCAGCTAGTGCAGAACAGCACGGTCACGATTAGCGATGCGGGCGCTGTAGCAGCAGGGTCGCTTACGCTGACGACAGACCTAGCCGTAGCAGATGGCGGCACGGGTGCGTCTGACGCAGCTACTGCGCGGTCTAATCTTGGCGCTGCCGCGTCGGGATCGAACAGCGACATCACCGCGCTGACCGGGCTGACGACAGACTTGAGTGTGGCGCAGGGCGGCACGGGCGCTGGCACGTTTACCGCCAACGGCGTTCTGTATGGTAACGGCACCAGCGCGATTGGGGCGACGGGGACTGGTACAAGCGGTCAAGTGCTGACCTCAAACGGCTCTGGTTCTGCGCCGACATTCCAAGACGCAGCGGCTGGCGGGAAGGTGCTTCAGGTGGTTCAGGCTTCAACGTCAACGCAAGCCGACAGCACGAGCAGCACATATGCCGACACCAACTTGAGCGCGACGATTACGCCTTCTTCTACAAGCAGCAAAATCCTAGTGCTTGCGGCGCAACAGATTACGAGTGCTGGCGGGCGAGCAGTTGCGGCAGTCAACATTGTGCGCGGATCGACACAGGTGATCGAGTTCAACCAGATTTCTAACGTCGAAAACCAGAGCGGCACCCACTATCTGCCGTATTTGGACAGCCCTTCAACAACGTCCGCAACGACCTATAAAACGCAGGTGAAACGCATTGACCAATCCGGGACCGTGCAAGCACAGCGTAATGATGCCAGCGGCAACGCGACGAGCGTGATAACGCTGATTGAGATCGGAGCATAAAGATGGCAACGAAAGCAGAAGCACTTGCAAGTCTCGCACCCGACGCCGAATGGGTCGTAACGGGCGACACAATCCGTTGGGACAGCCCCGATATTACGCAGCCGACTGACGCTGAGATCGACGCAGAGGTGGCGCGTCTCACGGCGGACGAGCCTTGGGCCGCGCTTCGCGCCGAGCGTGATCGGCTTCTCGCGGAAACTGATTGGGTGACACTGCGGGCGGTTGATGCCAGCAACGACGGGCTTGGCATCCAGCTTGCTCAGGTGTGGGTAGATTATCGCCAAGCACTGCGCGATCTGCCCGCTAACACGACCGATCCCGCCAATCCGGTCTGGCCTACAAAGCCTTCGTAATGCGCGCCGTCCTCGCAATCGCTGCGTGCCTATTCGCAACGCCCATCGCTGCACAGCAGCAGATTGTGTGCGTGCCAGATACCGCATCGGCAGATGAGGCAGCGCGCAATGCGGGCGAGGAACTGGCTTGGCTAGGCGAAACAAGTGACAACGTGAGGATGCGCTTCTATCTGGGGCGCGAGACGTGGAGTGTGTTCTTCGACCGGGGCGGACAATGGTGTACCGCGCCGAGCATGGTCGGCAAAATCAAGCGAGGCGGAAAAGCGTGATGGACTTTCACAAAGACTTATTTGATGCCGCTTCCCTCGCGCTTGTGATCGGTACGCTGGCCGAATGGTTGCCACCGATTGCTGCGGCGATCAGTATCGTGTGGACCTGCATCCGCATCCGCGAGTGGTGGCGCAACAAAGCGCGCTAACATGGACGACTATAAGCTGCTCATAAGTCTGGGTTCTACACTCGCTAGTTTGGCGGGAGCTTTTGCCGTGGTTCGCTACCAAGTGAAAGCGATTATGGAAACGCTCAAAGATGTCGAGGCTAGGCTGCGAAAGATGGATACGCGTATTGATCGGGTACACACGCAAGTTGAGACATTGACTCAGCGCATGGGCGTTCTTTCCTCAATGCTCGATCCGGCGAATATGGAACGGCGAGCGCGTGAAGCTGAACGCCTGCGCGTCGAGGTGGATCATCTCAAACAATTTAGAGACTCAAAATGATAGGACTTATCAGTGCCGTTCTTCCTTCTGTCATGGAGGTGGCAGGGCGGTTCTTGCCGGAAGACGCAGAAGAAAGAGCAAAGGCAGAGCGCGCTATTAAATCGCAGCTTACACAACACTTGGCTAAAGTTGACCTCGCGCAGATCGGTGTCAACAAAGAGGAGGCGAAGGGCAACTGGTTCCAGTCAAGCTGGCGGCCTCTTACAGGGTGGACTTGTGCAGCGTCGCTCGCTTGGACGTATCTGTTGCAGCCGATGGTGTCGTTTGCGCTGGCGCAGACCGGGCATCTGGTCGAGTTGCCCGCGCTAGATATGTCGCAGATGATGCCAATCCTGTTGGGCATGTTAGGGTTGGGCGGCCTCAGAAGTTGGGAGCGTACCAAAGGGGTAGGCAAGTAAGATGGCCCGCAACGCAATCGGACTCAGCAATCACTCTGAGGTCAAGATCAAGAAGCGCACCAGCATTGGTGCGTCTGCACAATCGCGACCGCGCAACAAACACAAGAAACGCTCATGGAAGAAGTATCGGGGGCAGGGCAAATGATGCAGCGTCTGCGTGAGTTATTGGAGCAGGACGAAGGCGTGAAATACGAAGTGTACCTAGATCACATCGACAAGCCCACATGTGGGATC